TTTGTTATAGCTGCTATTTGGTTTTCTTTAAACTCAAGATCTATAGAATCATACCGAGTCTTAAGTTCTTTAGATATAACTTTTTTAGCTGGTTTACCTAAAACTTCAGCTACTGTTATATCACCTAAAGAACCTTTATTTTCATCAATAAACTCATTAAGTAAATAACCAGACGCAAAACGTAATTTATCTTTATCACCTGCTGCATCTTTTAGCATCCAAGGTTCTTCATCTTCTTTTCTTTGTAGAAGAACCTCACTTGTATCTAATTCAGATTTCAGTTTAGCAGCAAAACCGTCTACTGCTAATGATGCTCTTTTAGATTCATAACCCCATTTATAAGCACTAGAGAAAATACCACGAGCTTTGTTAGCTTTATCTTTTTGACCTGCATCTTCCAGTGGTTTTGCTACTTGTGTTTCAACTTTAGTTATTATATCAAGGTTTTTTTCAGATGTAGCTTGTATTTCTGCAAGCTTTTCGTTTGCTATCTGTTTACCTGTTTGATCATAATGAATTGTTTCAGTTGGCTCCTCATCTTCTAATATAGCATCCGCAGCACCTTCAGCTCTAGCTTGATCTTGTGCAGTTTTAGCTATACTTGTGACTGTTTTAGTCATAAAGTTTTTAAAAGTAGCAGACATATCCGCTGCTTTTTGTGATTCATAACGATCTAAACCAGTCTGTACTTGAAAGATTCTCCTAGCTTCTGCTTCTACGTCTTTAGCAGATTGAACTCTTTTTTTAGTTTCTTCATCTGCTTTTTTTGCTAATTGAATAGCTCTTTGTTCTGCTACTTTAGCATCTCTAGTTGGAACACTACGCTGAACGTATCCAGTCTGCCAGTCCCCCTGCCTTTGAAAGCCTTTAGCCATTGTTTGTTTTAGTTAATTATTTGGTGCTCCACCAAGCACTTGTACCATCAGCATGACCAATACCAGAACCGACACTTACGCCAGCACTAACACCTGCCATTATAGAACCAAGCATACTTGGTTTCTCTGGATCTGCTTGCTTGATTGGTCTGATAGTTTGGAACTCAGCAGTTGGTGCAAATAATGGTCCAGCAGGTAGAGCATTAACAGCTCTAGAATCGGCTCCATATTGTGAAAGTCGATTACCATATTCTGACATAGCAAACGATTGGTTAGCATTAAACAAACTAGCATTAACTGCTGCCTGTTCAAATCCTAATTGCCTTTCTACGTCTTGTAATTGAAGCATCATAGACTGACCAGCTTGCATACCGCTTGCTAATACAGTTCCTTGTGCTTGGATTGAAGCAGCTAATTTCTCTTGCCCTTCAAACTGAGCTTCAGTTACTTTTTCATTTAACTTTAATTGGTTAGATAAACTTGCTCTTGTAGCTTCTTGTTGGTTAATCTCTAGTTGTTTATTAAGACTTACCCTAGCAGCTGATTGAGCATCTAACTGTGCTTCAAATACATTGAGTTTTTGTTGGTCTTTAAATGCTGAGATTTGTATCTGGTTTTGATACTGCATCTTAGCCATTGCGTTTGATCTATCAACAGCCGCTTTCTGTGCTCTCCATTGAGACATCTTGCTTTGACGATCAGCAATAGCAGTCCCAACACCACTTACAGCGGCTATTGCGAGGGTTGCCGTACACATAATTTCATAAATTCTATAATAGGAACTTTATTATATACTTGGTAATTTAAAAATTTAAAACCTAATAGCTTTAATAGTTTAATGTGTGCTTCATTACGCATATCTGCATAATTAAATAAATAAGGGTTGGGTAAAGAATCTACCCAGCGTTTAGCTTCTCTTACAAGCGTATGAGGGAACTCTGTACTGGCCTCAGTACATAGCATCCATATTGCATTTGTAGGGGTTACACCCGCCACTCCAGCAGCCTTGCCGTTGGGAACCTTAAAATAAACTGAAACTGCTGAATCAAAATAAGCTTGAACACAAGCAGCTTCTCCACACATTTTTACTGTCTCTTCTACCTCACGTCTATCTTCATAGCGTAAGTCCAACCCCACACTTAGAGCTAACTCTGGAGTGCAGGGTTGGATATACTTACCTTCGTACATGTCTTCTTTGGTTATAGTTGCCGTCCCAGCTAGCTGAGATTAAAGCGGTGGAAAAAGGGTCTGGTATTTTTATTTGTAAATTATATTTAGTATTCTTCTTTTGTATAGGTACTCTCACAGACTTATTTAATTCTGAAGGTGGTTCACCAAAGTTAGCTAAACCAGTTTTCATACCTGATTCATATTGAATGTAATCATCAAACTCTTTGGTAACTGTACCAGCATTATCAACATAAGAATTCTTAGCTGTTAGATGGAACTCCATAGGACCAGATACACCTAAATCAAAGTTAAGACCAGAGATTCTTAAGGAACCATCTGTATCAAATTTATTAGCATCAACTGCTAAATGGTAATCTGGTAGTTCAACTGTACTAGTGTAAGCATAACCTACCGCCACTTCCCAGTTAGTCATGTTAACCCCGTTAAAGGTAGCACTATTGGTACCTACAGAATCAGCTTTAATAACTATACCAGCGTTAGTACCATTTAAACCAACTGCATAAAAATTAGTAGCAGCAGTAGGTGTATAAGATAAAGTTAAAACTGTTTTATCTATACCACCTACACTACCACCAGGAGATGTATAAGCAATATTACTTGGTATTTGCATACAATCTAGACAAGCTTCAAACCATCTAGCTGTGTATAATGGTGATCCAACATTAGCTTCAACACCACCTACAGTATAACTTCTAGTAGCTGTAGCATCTGTCACATACTCATGTTTACATAATATATAATCACTACCATGTTTAGTTACTACATAAAAACTACCAGCAGTATAAAGCATATGCTGCATAGTACCTGTCAAACTCCAGCTATACCAAGCTGATTGATCCCTTCTTTCTCCAGAATCAAAGTATTTATAATGATAAATTTCAGATGAATTTTTCTTACCAAAAGTAACAATACCTAATGCGGTAGAGATACTTGATACAGTAATATCTTTAGGTATAAATTCTGGTACCACTCTAGTTTGTTCTAAGATTTTAGGCGGTACATCATCATCAAGTATCGTAGCTTCAAATGCTCTAGTATATGCAGATACATTAGAAGTAAACATAATTGATGTACCCATATCTCTAGGTTGTAAAGAAGCATCACATTCATAACTAGCTATTTTTTTTAATCTAGCAGTTTTAGGGCTAAAAATATCTGACTCAGTAAATAATAAGAATTGTCCATTATCACTAAACATCATAACTCCTTTTTGCATAGGGAGTACATGATTAATAAATGCAGGTTTGATATCTGATACTGTAATATCAATAGGATTATCATCACTTGTTGAAATAGCAGAAACAATAAAGAAATTAAAATAATCCCCAGGACGACTCATCACTACTTGTTCATCCGCAATAAGCCCTAATCTGTTTCTGTGGAAAAATATTTCCTGAATTTCTTTACCTTTAAAACTAGGGAATAAGTTTGTATCATTATCACCAACTTCTCTATACTTCCAGTAGTTATCATTACCATCAGCATTAGCTGTAGTTTCATCTAACTTTTTAAAAGTAAATGTACCGTTACGGTTATTAACTAAAGCATGAGGCATCGAACCAGGATCAAACCCTTTAAGCATTTTATGCTCTGAACTTGTCCCTACAAAGTTATGTGGTCTTGGGCATTCTTCCCATTTACCACTACCTGATGTACCGTTATTTGCTACAAACTTTAAATAATAATTATCAGATTCTGTATCAGAATCGTTAGCAACTTGTACTACATAATTATGTTTACACATAGACGGTAAACGTGATACATCTTGTGCTGTACTTCCTATGAGACTCATTTGCTCATTAACAGCACCTCCAAGAAAGTTAACACCAGCAGCTGCATTAATATCAGTTGCTGCCCCTTCTAAATACAAACCATTACCAATCAGTGTAGAAGTGATATTTGCTAAATCGCTGTTAACTGAATCATGTAACCCTTTTAAAATCTTAGACATACCAAGACTACCTTCATCTGGGTTACGTGGAGTTTTATAAAAAGCTATACCAGACACACCTTCATAGGTTTCAACAGGTTCAACTGCATCTACATGAACATGATAGGTAACACCTTCAATACTTATAGCTTGATATTTAGCTAACGCTGTTGTTGAGTTTGTAGTTTTAATAAGCCCACCGTCTTTTAGAGTAACTTGTGCAGTATATCTAGTTTTATAATTCTGTGTATAACCTAAAAAGTTTGCTGCATTTTGAGTTTCTCCACTAACATAGTTAGCTGTGTTACTGTCTATATAAGATGCAGCATTAACTGTTACATGTCCTTCAATATTTTCACAAGCAGCATCATCAAATGAAAACTGAGTTAAACCTGCGTAAGGGCTGTCATTATTAGAATCATCCCATGTGTTACCAGTTTGGTTATTACCAGAAGGTGAGCTAGTTTGTTTAGTTACACTTAATGCTGTTACTCTATAGTAAGTATTTGCACTAGGTAATGTACCTGTATATAGTACATATTCTGTATTATAAGCAATAGTATCTAATCTAGCAAAAGCGTAATTACCGTTTAGGTTTTGACCATTACTTCTGTTAACTGTAAAAGTAGTACCCCCAGATAAAAGCTCACTTGTTGCGACTGTTACCTTTGGGTTAGTGATAAGTGTAGTGTCTTGTATTGTCTGTATAGAATAAGGTTGTTTAGTACCTGTTTGTTTCATATAAGCAAACAAAGCATCATCATTAGCATTAGTAAGACTTTGCTCGACTCCAGTTAAAAGGTTCCAAATTCTTATAGGTTTAGTACCACTATAACTAGCTAACGCTGTCATTTGTACTAAATATTTTTCATCCCCATCTCTAACGATCTCATACCAATAACCATCTGCATTAGCATTAGTAAGTGTTTTAACAAACTCCCCAGGAGGTCGTTTCATCAACCCAAAAGTGACATCAGGAACAGCATTATCACATACTCTTAGCTGCCCAGGAAATTTAATTGTGTCGGGTTGTTGAGATACTCCCCCTAGAAAGTTAGGAATACGTTGATTTACTGTTGGCATTACCTTCTCTGTAGAACTTGATATGGTCGGTAAACAGTGCTAGCGTTAGTCCTACCTTCTTGGTTATTGAAGATATTGTAATCACCTTGAACAGTATCATACTCCAACGCTACAGCCCTTGCTTGGGCTTCATCTGCTGAAATGAGTTCTGCTGCCTGTGGGTTGTTTACCATGCGGTTAGAAGCGATCCTAGAGGCTCTGACGGTTATATAGTCTTGAAATACCTGTGGTATATCATTGAAATTTACCATCCATATTACATCAACATATATTTTATCATCAGTTGCATTTTTGAATTCAAATGTATGATCATGTAAATCATATAATTTCTTGATACCATTATGTTCTCTCCTGACAGTATCAAATGCGTCAGGATGTCGGTACCTATTAAGGTCTATTTGTAGTACATTATCAGGAACAATACAATGATTGCTTGAATCTAATGTAATAGGATATTGTGTTTCAGTATTGAATTTCCAACCTTCCGCTAATATCTCACGGCAGACTTGCTGCAGAGTTTTCTGTGCAATAGCCACTTCAGGGCTTTGTACACTTAAGGTATTAACAGGTGACTCTCCAACACTCATCAATATAGAGTTTACTGCATCCAGTTCGGTGGACGCTCCATATGATATGCTTGCCATAAGAATAAAAAAGGGGACCGAAGCCCCCTGTATAAATGAATAAAAACCTACTATGAAGTAGTTACGTTAGCAGGATAAGTATCACCAAATGTTACTGGCTTAGTAGTTGTACCTGCGAATAGCTCAACACAAGCTGCTGGGTTAAGGAAGTCGGCTCCCATAGCGAGTCTTCCAAGAATTAC